CTGTGCCATTCCTTGAAAGGTTGATGGGGGCATCATCTCAGGCACTGGTGGCTGCGGCTGGGACACAAACTGTGCCGCCTGCTGCTGGGCCAACAATGCCTGCTGACGCATTGCTTCACGATCAATACTTTGTGCCGCATCAATTTCGGCTGTAGAAATCTGTGATTTGTACTTTAACTCAATTTCATACTTTTTGAGATACAAATCTTGGGCCATCTTGTCGCGGTTTAAATCGTCATCCATGATCATCTGCTGGCGCTTGAGTTCCAGTTCGGCAGCCTTTTTCTGGATATCTGCCTTGATCGACTCGGCCTGCACTTGAGCCAGCACCTCTTCGGGTGATGGTTTTGGTGTTGGCGTGGGTGGCACATAGTCGGCAGGGATATCTTGGAAAAAGCTGGTTGAATCTTTAAAGCCAGATAACTCTACGATTTTGCGTAGGGTATTACTAAACTGCTGGGGCGTGACCAATGGGTTTGTGGGGCCAAGCTGCTGCAAGATTTGCTCTTGCTTGGACATGATCATCATCAGCGCTTGCAGTTTTTCATTGGTGTCGCCATTGCCCAGGGCAATATTGATGTTGGCATCCATGCTGGTGTCCCAGAATCTTGGATCAATAGACACCCACTCATTGCGCATTCGCACCATTCGGGCTTTGTCCTGATGCGTTGTGGCCAAGAACAAAATGCCCTTAAATAGCTTTTTCATGCCTTCAGCCAGAATGCGAGCTGTCAGCTCAATGCGGCCTTGGCTGGCATTGATCGTTGCGTTTACAGCTGCTTTGGTGCTTGACTGCAATGCATCAGCATTCAGACCCATGGCCGCCTTGCTCATGCCCGTGCGATCTTCTTTGATCTGGTCCATGTATTCCATCATCGGGAATGCAGCTTGACCCACAAATGGAGTCGTCAAAGGCTGGACCATGCCAGGCGCTCTCATGCGAATGATCGCGCCCGTCTCATTGTTCAAGACATCATCGATGTTGACTTGGCCTTCGACCACCGCTGTGCGCGGGTGAATGCTCTGGGCCAGACTGTCCAATGTGTTGCGGAGTATTTCCGACTTGATTTCTTGCAAGTCGCGGGTGATGTCAAAAATCGACATGGCCTCAAGTGGGCTTGTGTGTGGCTCTGGGTCGCAGGGAAAGTCAGCAAAGGGAATGTAGCTTGCCGGCAGATTCCTGACCACCTTATAGCCACCACCCATGCAGCAGACCTTGCGCAGCTCTGCAATGCCATCGCCATCAAAGTCCACACGGGAATAAGCCTCGATGTACAGCACTCTGCGCATCATTGGGTTGGCAGCGTCATTCGTGCCAAATGTTGTGGACAGTGGCTGGCGCGCTAAATACTCATCATTGCTGTCCAAGTCAGTCGATGACATATTCTCTTCAATCTCATCCTGGTCATAACCCATGGCCAACAAATCAGCCATTGTGGCCATCTGCCTGTGGGCAATGATGGTCGAATCGTCAAACGATCTGGCGCGTCTGTCCAGTAGTAGCTCTTCGGGTGGCACGGCCATGATCCTGATCCGGCCATCCTTTGTGATGCGCTTGATCTGCACATCATGGATCATCGGTGCAGGCATCACCATGGGTTGACCAGTCATGGGGTCCACAGTTGTGAGCTGCGCTTCATCAATTGCTGGGTCTGGGTAGGATGTGATGATCTTGACCTCGCCACCAGGCTCTTGCATCAGCATTTCTAAGGTCTGGTCATCGAGGCCGGTGTACTCTTCAATTCGGACCTTCTCTTCGTCTTCCCACCAGAATTTGGCTATTCCGCATTTGCGAACCAGTGCATCCTTAAAAATTGCATAGCTCGTCAAAAACCCGTTGTTGTCATTCTGGAAAACATAGTTTGCATAGTCGGTCGCCTGCTGGGCCATCTTCACATCTTCTGGGCCACGGGGTGCAAACTCGACCACATTCTCAGAATTAAAGAAAACGCGCATCAGACTTGGCAGCATGGCCGAGACAGTGTCGCGCACTTCCATGGCCACCACCTTGCTGTTGCCTTCGACCTCATTGCCAAATAAATCACCGCGATAGTATTCGGTCCCCTTGGCGCGTGTGGGTGACAGATCACTGTCCACATAGCTCACCGCATCGGTCAGGTCTTGCGTGATGATCGCTTGCAGTTCTGCATCATCCATTGGCTCGGTGGCTGCAATGTCGGTGGATAAATTTTCAGTAATGTTTTCAATCATGGCTTGACCTTTGTGAGAACCACATACATGGAGTCCACAGCCCGTGGCGTGCGGATAATCTCCTCATGGGGCAATTCTAGTGCTTCTCCCACCTTTGAGAGACGCATTTCCAGCGTTGTCAACTCAAACCGATCCGGCCAGCCCAAGTACCAGTGCCACTCGGTGTAATACTTCCAAGAATTCTCGTTAAATGCTCTGACATGGGTCGGGTCTTGCCAAGCGCCAAGGCTCAAGTCATAAGGCACATGGATGCGCATTTCACCGCCCACTCTCAAAAGCTCTTTGCAGTTGGTCATGGCATCGACCAGATCGTGGATGTGTTCCAGCACATCATTGGCCAGAATGGTTTCAAACATCCCTGGCACGATCTCCAGCTGCCCAAAACGGGTTTGCAGGGTATCGCCCCACTTTACTTTGCTGATATCGACCAGCCAGTCAGGATTCTTGCTGGCTTGAATATCTGCATTCAGATACTCTTTGCACCAGTCTTTCCCAGAGCCTAGATTAAGAATCAAACCAGGCACTCGCATATTCTGGCCGGTTTTCTCTAAGCCATGGCAGCGCCTGGTCATGCAGTTTTTGCGCGTCAAAGCCAATGGTGTTGCTGCCAATATGGTGAACGTAACTTGCGCTCACATAGTGGCCATAGCCTTTTTGGATTAAATCCATACAATGCACATCATCGCTGTACCAGTTCAAAGGGGGAAACTTTGCCTCTTCAAATGCATCACTTGATATCCATGCAAAGATTGGGCTGACCTCTTGGACCAGTTTGATGTGGGCCTCAGACGGGAATTTGTAAAAGTTCAGTTTCTCCGGCTGCTCAGTGATCCGCACATTTTGACAAGGTCTGGCCGCATCACTTCGAGCCGCCACCCACCCAGCTTTGTAGCTGTTCATGGTCCTGACAATGGCCACATCTTCCATCAGCACCTTCACGCTGGTGGGTGTCAGCACAATGTCGTCATTGGCCACAATGCATGATGACCAGTCTTTGAGCGCTGCCTCAATCACCTCGTTGTAGTCCTCGCCAAAGTTCCTTGGCTGGCCATAAATTTTGTAATCGGCATCAAAACGCTCAATCACCGACTCTGGGCCGCGCAGATAGACCGGACACTCTGGCGCGTATTGCTTGATGGATTCCAGCAGCACGGCCAGACCATGGCCCCTGACAGTGGCAATGACAATCGGACAAATCATTTCTTGGCCTTGTTCCTGGCACTGATCGCAGCCGCCTTGGCTTTGGCATCGGCCTTGGAGCTTGCGCCCCATGCCTTCAATGACAGCAGCAGTCTGGTCGGCTCACCGCCCTTCATCTCAGGACCAGGCATATTGCCCATCCGCGCCAAGAATGATGCGCGTCTTGGGTTGTCACCAGCCTTGACTGGCGCTTTCAAATCCATACCCTGCGCCTTCGCACTGGCACGGCCCTTGGCATTTAAGCCGCCAGAGGGTGACTTGCCCTCTTTACGCTGCCAAGCTGGGGTCTTCATTTCTTTTTTACTGGCTTGGCGGTTTTAGCCGCTGCTTTAAAGTCTGAAGCGCTTGGCGCGCCTTTAGCCCCAGGCTTGCGCATTTTCTCTTTGCTTCCAGCAGCAATTCTTTCGCGTTTTGCATGAATGTTTGCATATAGTCCTTTTTTCATTCCTCTTCTCCCTCTTCATAGTCTTCAGATTCTTCACCCTCTTGCTCACCAGTGTTCGGACCACCGACCACCCATGCATCGCAAGTTCTGCTGGCTGCGCACTTGAAATCAAAGATTTCGCAGTAACCCAAATCGGCCAACTTGATTGTTCCCCATGGGTCTGCTTCCATGCCAATGCCTTGGGCAATGCACTCTTTGATGTTGTCAGACACATTGAATGCCGCGCAGTTACCGCATAGGCTTTGCTTTGCGTCATCCATGCTCACATCCCACTGGTCGGCCTTCTTGCGCCAAAAAGCCTCATTAGGCAGTTTGGGATTCTCAGGGCCATAGGCCGCGCTGGTGATTGCCTTGGCGCGGTTTTTCAGATTGAGGGTAATGTCTAGCGTGGGCATTGGGCAGTTCTCGCCTGCGCCCATGTCCTCGCCCTCTTCTTTATCCATGACCTGGCTCATGGTGCGCTGCATAGTAGCCATTATTTTTTCGCCTTGTTTGTGGCCGTGCGCTGACCGCGCATTGGCAGCTTTGCTTCAGACATTGCAATGGCAATGGCTTGTTTAGGATTCTTAACAATTTTGCCAGTTCCACCGCTGTGGAGCTTGCCAGCCTTGTACTCACCCATTACCTTGCCGACCTTCTTTTGCGCTTTACTCATTGCCTTCATAGGTTTCCCCCATTGGTTTGTCAATACCCGAATTATGCAACCCGCACAAGGTTTCTGCGCAGGGGCTGAGACCACTTTCCTGATCCACTTGACCCGTACATCCCTGCAATCGCGTCAGACGCAAATGTCAGGACAAAGGCATCGGCCTTGTCAGGGCTTGGCAGGCCTCTGCGCTTTATCTCATCTTTCCCCTCGATGGCGATCTTGCCGTTGCTGGTAAATGAGTACCGCACTGTGGCCAGTTCGGCAATCAAGACCTCATCCTTTGGCATCTTGCAATCTCTGGCCTCAAGCCACGCCCGTGCTTTGTACCAAAGTTCTGCCTTCAGATTCCTGTACGTTCCACCCATCGCGGGTGATTCACTTACATTGATCCCTCTGGCCGGCAGGCCCAGCTCTCTGAGCCGGTCCACCACCCCAGCGCCTAATCCAATCGAATCCACCAGTATTTCCTTTGGCTGCTGGCTCGGTGGCAGCGCCTGGTACTCGGCCACCACCGCACCAGTCAATTGCATCAGGTCCAGATTTTTCCATGTCCGAATAGCCTCAGTCACCGCATTGCCCTGGCGCTTGCACAGCGCTGATCTGTCCGAGCCAAACCGCGCCACATCCAAGCCCCATAGCATGGGCGCATAGTCACTTGGCGCGACATCCCGATTCACCGCACTCTCCAGTAGGTCCATGGCAATGACAGTGTCGTCATCCCCCTTGGGAAACTCCCCGATCACCCTGATCCGGTAGACGTTGCTTTCCTCGCCATAGCGCATGGCCATCTCTTTGACGTACTCATCACTCACCCTTGGCGAGTCAGTGCAGGCCACTTGAAATGTGGTCCACTCATCGGCCAGGCGCGTGTGGGTGTCATAGAAAAACCCACTAGACCTCACCGGATTCCCCAAAAGCAGCGTCACCGCGTTGTGGCCAGACATCGAGCCAGCCGCGGCCTCAAACACTTGCTCCGGCACACCAGAAGCCTCATCGGCCACCAGCATCACATTCTCCGAGTGAATCCCCTGCAAAGCCTCTGGCTGCTCTGCTCTTGATGTCCTGGCTGAAATAAACATCTCAGTCGGTGCAGCATTGAATTCAATCCTTTCCTGCTTGACAGTCAACAACCCCTGCAAAGGCAAAGGCATCGCATTGATCCACCTCTTCAGCTCGGCAAACATTGCGTCATACAGCTGTGAGCTTGTCGGTGCAGTCACCACCACCTTGACGGGAGACCGCGTCATAAAGTACCAGAGCATGGCCCAGCTGCTTGCCGTACTCTTTCCCACCCCGTGGCCAGACCTGACACTAATCTTCCGATCACCACGGGCAATCGCCCCAAGAAACTTCACCTGCCACGGGTCAGGGTCAACCCCCAAAACCTCCCGCACAAACAGCACAGGGTCCGGCTGATACCTCTCTACCCACTGACTGAAAACATTTTCTTTCATGGGTGGATCGTCTCATAGATGGCCCAAGCCTTAGGACTCATCGCCCACTTATGCGCCTCTAGCTCATCAGTCCGCACCAGTATCAGCAAGTGATACGTCATCGCCAAGTCAAACCGATCCTCTTCAATCGCCTCCATCATGCGAATCTTTAAATCCAGAAGTAGTACCGACAAGTGCAGCGCTGTCAATAAATCAGTCATTTATCCATCCTCGCTTGCTTTAAGTTCTGACCCGTGATCCTGTCGGTCCAGCACGATGCACACAGCCACCTCGTCGCACTCATTTCCACCCCACCCTCCGGTGGCTTTTTCAAAGCGCATTTATTACAAAGCTGTAATTTGTGGCCATGCACATTCCCATTCAATCTCACATGGTTATTTACAAAATTACTTTTCACTGTATTTTCTGCACTTTATTATCAGGGTGAATTAACCACTTATCACCCAATATTCTTAATGCCTTAATATATTGCAATTGATTATGTCTGTTCGTGCTATTAGGCACATAATCGACACAGAATAACTTCCTGACTTTAGTTAATAACGTGATATTCATATTATCCCCACGATCTGGTTAATGTCCACCCAAGTGTGCCAGACAATTGTCCCATCCAAGCTCATTAGCTTGCAGAACACTTTCTTGTCTTGAGCCTCATCAGTGTCTAACACAATCCACTCCTGGTCTTTGATGATGATTGTTGCCTGCTTCGTTTTCATGGTTTAGCTCCGTTGTTTGTGGAGTTGACATTTTTGCACAATTTGACTTAGTTGTTACTTTTTTTAAAAATTTTTTTTGTAGGTGTTTAGTGCCGCCACAGTCGCCCCCGCCAAAGCGGCCACGGGGGGGTCACGGCCACCGACCGCCAGCTGGCCACTACCGACTTGTCCCCAGATTTTGGCCAACTTTATCCACAGATTCCTGTGCATAAGTAGGCTTGTAATACTTTGATGCACTTAATTCTGTGGATAACGACTTATCCACTTAACATAATGGTCGTTGTATAAAGTGACTGAATGCTTCGGTATTCATTTACTCAGAATCGTCTAATGACACGACAGTGCGCTTGCGCAGGGCATCAAGGGCCATGCTTCCGAGGTCGATGTTGACCAGTGGCTGCTGCTTGTCACCATATTCATCTGGAGCCTGCTTAGAGGCCAGCCAGCGCCTTGTATCCACTCTCAGCTTGGCCACCTGCGCCTCTTGAGGCGTGGCAGCGTCTGCGATTTCTAGCGTTTCCTCTGCTAAACTTCGGCCACCACGCGCCCGCGCACGCGCAAGGGCAGAAGCCCGTGCTTCGCCCCCTCTATCGATCCAATCATAGAAAGCTGTGTGGCTTACCTTCAACGACCTTGCCAAGCTGAGAATGGTTTCTCCTTGTGAGAGTCTGTCTAGGATGGTAATTTCGCCACCGGCAGCGTGAATCTTCTTGTTGACATCAGTAGCTTCTTTGCGTGCAAGAGCTGCTTGCTCTTTGAGACCCATCTGCCTTTCGGCAATGTTGTCGGCCACTTCTGCAAGTGTTTGTGCTTTACGTTTTGGTTCAGCCATTCAGATATTCCTCAATTGTTTTGATTGCTTCGGCAGCTGATCTGGCGACCACTGCTCGATACCCTTTTGCATTTAACTGCAAACCTACAGCGCTTTGCTTGGTTGAAACCACACCGGCCTTGGTCTTCATTTCCACAAATAACGCATGAAAGCCGTTTTTAGGCTCCAAGACGCAAAGGTCAGGCATCCCTGCCAATACCCCTTCAGAATGCAATCTGACGCGCTCTGAGGCCGTTCTGTCGCCTCCGTTGGGTATTGCTGCAATGATGATGTCTGGATAGAACGCTCGAAAGTGTTGGACCACTTTGACCTGGTCAATGTGTTCAATGCTTTTTCTTTTGCGTTTTAAGTCAACCACCATTCTTCGGATTTTACAGCCGAGGGTTTGGTCTGGAATAGGTGGCATCGGTGCTTAACGTCGGTCGGGAATGCAGCCAGTCCAGTTTGGCTGCACTGATGTTCGGACCATGTGACTGTTGCCCATCCACCTTTGACCTTTGCTTGGTCAAACATCCACTGCAATGGTTTGGCGTTAACCTTTCGGTGTCTTTCCATCTGCTCTGATGGCATCGACTGGCGCTGCTCGACCATTTCCGCATTAGCGCATTGATGGCAGAAAACGCGCTCATCTTCGATGAAATCTAAATTTGTGGATAACCTGTGCATAACTTTCCTTTGTGTTGGACCATCAAATGCTCGTTTCTAATACGGAAAGCCCTTAAGGAATTTTCCGCCTTTCCGCATTAGAAACTGAAGTACCTTCCAAGCCGAGACTGGTCTGTGGATAAGTGGGTCTAATGACCCCACTTATCCAACAATCCCTGCCATTGTCTAATACGGAATTCCGCATTAGTTCCGTATTAGTTCCGCCTTTCCGCATTAGACTGGTCACATCAACCTCACCCAGCCAGACAATGGCTCGTTTGGTGCGAATCTGGTGAAGATGGCCGTGCCAATATGCTTGCGGATATAGCCTGCATCTGAGCCTTTTACAGTTGAGAAGATTTCAGTCCAATCCAGTTGATAGGCGTTTTGAAGTTCTTTTGGCACAACTGGCCTGCCTGGTCCTCTTCGCATAATGACGCTGCCTTTGTCATTGATGATGGCTTGGACATGGTTGCAGACCTCATCGCACTTGTCTTGGATGCGCTGCTCTTTGGCGGTGTCTTGCTGGGACTGCTTGGCGGCCATCCGGTCTTGTTCTGACGACATGGCTGGAATAGCCACCCTGCAAATAATCTCTTGCAGATCACCAGCTGGGGTGATAACTATTTCTGGGAATGTGATGCTGTCAAACTTGATCTCTCTGAACTGAGGCTCATAGCGCGTCTTTGTGAGTTTTAGGTAGCGCTGGTTATCCTCATCCATGAAAAGCACGCCAGTCAGGGTTGCATCGCCTGTGAATGCTGATGCACCACGGGCCATGGCATCGGAGTCTTGTCGACTAATAGTTTTGTTGGTATGGGTCAGGATGCAGACTGGCGCTTTTTGTTGAATGAAGATGGTCTGCTTGATGGCGGCAATGTAGGCTCCAACTTCAGAGTTGTCATTCTCGTTGTCAATGTCCATAGTCGCATTGGCCGTGTCTAGGACTAATAATGGCTTAATGCCATTAACTGTATGGCGCTCAATATTATGTGCAAGTCTGAGTAAATCCTTGACATTAGACCTTCTGGCATCAATAACCACAAACCAGTCATTTAGATTATTTATCTTGTAATGCTTTGAATATGCGAATAATGTTCGGATTATCTGGTCACTATCTTCAGTCACGATGATTGACTTGCGTTTTTTCTTTGCGTGAATCTCGCAGCCATCAACTTTAAACCCTGCCATGACCATGCACATGGACAGCACTGCTGTGGTCTTTCCCACGCCAGGCTGACCGGCCAAGATGAAAAAGCTATGGGCCATGAAACCTTCGATCAGGTAATCGATGGGGTTGAGGTGGGTCAGGTCTAGCGTCAGTTCTGGCCATGATGGGTCTGGTGCGTCTTCTATGACTGGCGCATTGATCACCGCGGCAAAGTCTTCCACCGCTGATTTGCGCTCGGCCTGCTTAGTTGGAGCTTCCCACCCACAGTCTTTGGCGTGCTTGAACAGTGTGCCAATGCCAACACCTTTGCCCTGGTGAAAGCTCTTCCAGTGGACTTCAATGTCTTTTGTGCCTGCAAACTTGTTGCCGGCCATGGACCATGTCATCCATGGGCCTAATCCCGCCTCTCCAAATTCTGTGTGCAGCGCTTGGCCCAGTTCAATCCACTGGTCATAGTCACAGTCTGGGGAAATATGGTGCAAAGCCTTGATGGCACGATCAAGATCGCTGTCATCCAGCCTTGACCCTAATTGGGTGAAGTCAAATGACTGTGAGGGTGGTGCAGGCTTTGGCTCTTGCAACTGGTGCTGCTCGATGATCCCCCACTCTTGGAGCAAGGCATAAAGATCGATTGCCTCTTGGAATTCACCGACCACAGCATTGCCACTGAGTAGGACTGACTTGCCTGCACTGTTTGGCAGGCCAAAGACTTCAAGCTCTTGGCCACCGCCCAGCTTGTACTTCGGCAGCACCAGGTCAGATTCTTTGGGTGGTTGGACCCATAAGAAAACATGACGGCCACGGCCTGAGACAGAAACCTCGGTCAGCATCTGCTTTTGTTTCACATACTTGGCCATGCGCTGGATGGCCACGTTGGTGGGGCCACTAGCGTGCTTCATGTCCACATCAAGGCAAACCAAATAGTTTCCTGATGCGCTGATGATAGGGCGCTGCTGGACTAGGCCAAGATATTGGCCATGAGGCGCTTGCTCCATGGTCCAGACATCTTCAGCGTTGTAGAGATCGCTTGGGTCTGTATCCCGTGCCACACCTTGGCCAGATCGCTTGTAAGGGATTTTCTTGGAGCCTTGCAAGGCAAAGGTGCAGAACACCGCATCGGGGGCCACAGCGCCTATTTTGCAGGCGACAGACTGGGACTGGCTGAATGTATCTGGCAGGGGTGTTTCAGTTATAGTTGACACTGAAATTCCTTTAAGTTGGGGTTTCATTTGTAAGTTGCCATGAGAGTTGACCTTTGACCTGGCAGTGTTAACGCGCTGTCAGGTCTTTTCTTTTGGCAGGGGATGTGATTCTATTCCTTCGCCTTGACAAGACTTGGCGCAGCCTGCTTCTCACCGACTAGGTCTTCGCTGACCTCGACACCGAGTTTTAAGACAGCACTGGGCGACTTCAGCTCCCAGGCTGTGGGCGTGTCTTTGAATGCTTCCATGACCAGCGCCTCGTCTTTCCAAAATTTTGTCTTACGGCCTGCGCGCATGGTCCAGCCGGTGATTGCTTGGCCATTGGTCAATTGGTCTTTGGCAGCAGACTGCACTGCATCGGCCCATGCGGCCACCAGAGCTGCGTTGTCTAGCATCTCAGGGGTAATGCTTGTGTCTGGCAGAAAATCGTTCCTAGCGACCTCTTGGACCTTCTCACGCATACTGGGGCAAATGGTCTTGGCCTTGCAATATCGGCAGGCATCGGGGCTTGGGTTTGTGGGTGCATCGCCTGTGAGCGCCAGCTCGGCTGCCGACTTCAAGCGCTCACCATGCAAGTTCAAGCGGTTGCCCGACACTGTCCACTTGCTGTGGCCAACCCGCGGCTGGAAAATGTGCATGGTGCAAGTGATGGTGCTTGGCGCTTTGAGCTGGCGCATGGCACCAAGGGCATAGGTCAGCAGCTGCTTGTTATCTTGGGCATCTACAGCCACACGGCCAGTCTTCAGATCAATGACATGGAGATGGTCCCCATCGACCAGGATGGCATCAGCCGTGCCACCAAGTGCTGGGTGCAGAGACTTCAGACCTTCATCTAGGTTGACTTCGATCAGCTTTTTGCGCGGATTCTCGACCAGAGTATTGACAAAGTTGGCATAGCCTTGGGCCATTGAAAGATGGTCCGGATCAGTTCCGGTTGGTATCTCACCACCGCGCAGAATGATCTCAGAGAGTTCATGAATCGCTGTGCCAATGGCAGCGGCTTCGCCTGCTGGCTCGTAAGGCATGAGGGATTCAAGCCTGTATGAGCCAGGGCAAGACATGAAGCGGTCTGTTCTGGATGCTGAGAGTCGGGCGTGTTTACGGGTTTCATGTTGCATGGTTTCTCCAAGGGTTAAATAATTTGGTTGACGACATTGAGCTTCTTTAGCACTTTGGCCAAGACATTGTGGTCCAAGCTGGCTTTGATGGTCAAAATGTAGATGATGGGTGGAATGCCTGACTTGTTGATGTTCTCCACTCGGCTTGATGCCTGCTCCAGTGCTGATGTGGACCAAGTGCATTCGACAAAGACAATCGTGTCGGCAGCGGATAGGTCCACACCTTCAGACATGGCGGCAATGTTGCCAATGATGCATTTGGTCTGGCCAGACTGAAAGTCTTTGAGCGCCTGGTCGCGCTTGGCCCTTGTAGTGTCACCCACTACTATCACGGGGTTGTGGACCATTAACAGCTTCTCCAGCTCGGCCACTACATCCTTGTGATGCGCAAATACCACCACTGGCTCATCGGCCTGGAGCAAGTCATCAATGAATTCACTGGCGGCCTTAACCTTGCGCATCCCAGCTTCCCGCATAATCTCGGCCAAACCCTCAAAGGCCATGAGCGCGTTGGGGTTGGCCATCAAGGCATCGGCATCAAAGGCTTGCTCTCGCTTGTCATTGGGTAGATCAAAGGTGATCAGACTGACTTGTGGGTCTTTGTAGTCTTTGAAGATGTTTTCCTTCTTTCTGCGCAGCACATGGGGCTTCATCAGCTCTTTGAGTTCGACTAGGTTAGACGCGCCACTGGTATCCAAGCCCCATGGCGCGTTCCACATCTTTGCGTATCTGGCCGCAAAGTCAAACCAGCCGCCTCGGTAAATGCCAAGGCCGTGCAGAATGGGCCACAGCTCGATGGGCCGATTTGGAATTGGTGTGCCAGACAATGCATAGACATGGTCCACTTTCTTCATGGCCAGCATGGCAGCCTTGGTTCTTTGGGCCTTTGGATTCTTAATTCTGTGGCACTCATCCAAAACTAGAGTGTTATATCTGTCCAAATCTGTTTGTGCATATTGCAAAACATCGTAGTTGATGATGGTGATATCTGCGCTGTTTACCTCTGAAGCCTCGCGTTTTCCATTGACCACATGGACTGAAGTCTTGGGCGCGAGCTTGGCAAATGCAGACTCCCAGACTGTCTTAGCAATGGCTGGGCAAACGATGAGGGCCGGTAGGTTTTCAAGTGCAGCAGCTGCTGTGGGTAGCGTCTTGCCAACCCGTGGCTGGTCGGCCAGTATGGCCCTGCGCCTGGACAGCAAGAAGAGCTTGGCCTCTTGCTGATGGGGGAATAGTTGCATTTCGGTTTCCTCGTTTTAAGTTGTTGCGATCATATCTGCATTTGTGCTAAAGTGCAATTTCTGCAAACGCAGAAAACGATAAATCGTTAAACCTCGTAAACCCTTAAAAGGAAAAAACCATGTCAACTAGAGTCGTAACTGGAAAAGTTCGTTTCTCATACTTCAGCGCTTTGACTGCGCGTAAGAATGAAATGAACGGGAAAGAAGAGTTCTCAACGCAAGTGCTTGTCCCAAAGACAGACACCGAAACTGTGAACCAATTGAAAGCGGCAGCCAAGGCCGCATTGACCGCCAAGTTCGGGGACAAGATTCCCAAGACTGTGCGCAATCCCTTGCGTGATGGCGATACAGAAGTCAAATCCGATGGATCACCACTGGGGCCAGAGTATGCAGGGCATTACTTTTTCAATACCAAAAGCACCAACAAGCCTGGTGCAGTGGATGCCCATGGCCATGACATTCTTGGATCACAAGATATTGTGTCTGGTGACTATGGCCGCGTGTCTTTGAATGCTTATGCTTATGACCAGGCAGGCAACAAAGGCGTGTCGTATGGTTTGAACAACATCATGCTTTTGGCCAAGGGTGATTCGCTGGGTGGTGCAAAACCATCGGCTGCCAGTGACTTTGGCGTGGTGGCCGGTAAGAGCGCGCCAGCTGCTGCACCTTCAATCGATAACGACTGGTGATTTGTCAATCAGTTTCTCAAGCGCCAAGTGCAATTGATTGACTGATGTCCACAGAGGCTCCACAGTTCCACTCAGCCACCGGCTGACCTGGGACTGCTGGATGCCAGCCTCATCGCACACCGCAGACATGGTTATCTTGTGAGCCTTGGCCCTTGCGCGTATTGTGTGAATTGATTCCATGGCCGCATTCTAATTGCGGAATATGTATAAAAACAACAGATAAAAATAAATGTTTACAGAAAGTTTATTTCTGTCATAGTTCGTTTGTGATGACGGAGACAAATTATGAGTTACACAAATTGGACTGTTGAGAAACTTGAAGAGCTGGCAAAGCAGTACACCAGAAAAATTGATTTTCAAGACCAGTATGGTGGTGCTTATGCTGCTGCTAGAAAACTTGGAATCTGGACACGAATTAGCGCCCACATGGAAACAAATCACAAAAGAAACATTGTGTATTTGGCCAAGGTTTTAGACCCTGACTTTGAGAATGTTTACAAAGTTGGTATTTCCTCTGATGGTCGAATCATGCAGCGCATGTATGACAACATGCGTAAATCAGGTTTTGACTTCAAAGTTATCAGATTCACAAAGATAAAAGCTGAAGCTGGAAAAGTTGAAAAAGAGCTGCTGGCAATTGGGACCAAGATTGATCAGCAAACAAAAGAGAGACTGGGCCGCTTTAATGGCCACACTGAATATGTATTTATGGCAGAAGAGCAAATTGCAAAGTGCCACAAAACATTAGACCAATACGCTATTTAAACCACAAACGAAAGAAACCGATGAAACCCTCAACCGAAACTCTCCTTGATTATTTGACTGCCTTGGCCATTGGCGTTGGCTTGGCTGTTTTACTTGTCGCATGGTGGTCAGCATGAGCAGAGACGAAATCTTTGAATTGATTGAGGCCAATGGCCTGACCTTGCATGGCGACATTGAACACTTTGCAGCGCTTGTCGCTGATCTTGTTTACGCTAAATACTTGGAACAACCAACACCCACCCAGACTGGCGTGATCTCAATAGCAATTTCAGAGCCAGTTGCATACCTTTGCGAGAACGCAGCTGGCCACAGATATTTCCGCTGGAAAAAGCCTTCAAGCGTATACAAGCCAATTGCGCTCTACACAAAAGACCAAGCATGAACTACGGCCCAACACCTAACTGCCCCAGAGGCTTGTACCAGTTTGAATGCTCGGTTGAAGACGTTGACCTGGTCTGCTTCTTGGAATACAGCCCAGAAGAAAAGGGATCAGTTGATTCTTATGGCGCACCTTATGAGCCAAATATTGATGAGTGCATGACCCTCAATAACGCATACATCGCAGGCACTGATGTGGACATTGCCCACATGATCTTGCAAAGCCTGGTGGACCACATTGAAGTGTCTGCGCTGGAAAAATACAATGACCGATGACTTGCCACCAGCCATTGATGCCTGCCTTGACCTGGTCAATGACTTACTGCACCCAGAAGTCTTTGGCCATGCAATCCCCAATGAAGTCAAAACCCGTGCATTCGTTGTCAGGACAATGCTGGAGCGCTTAAAAGCCAGAATGGAGACCAGCACATGGCCAGAGGCTTAAAACCCCGTGTAAGCCCTGCCATTGAGGCAGCGCTCCAAAAGAAAGGCAATCTGTCAGACCTTGATCTGGCCAAGTTGTGCTTTTGTGCCAGGCGCAGTGCTGCAAGGATTCTGTTTGATTTGCACCGCCATGAATTGGTATATATCTCTGGATATACCAGAGTGAGCGCCAATGGCCAGTGGCGGCCTCTGTGGTCATGGGGTGATGGGGATGATGCCATTGCGCCTGGGCCAGTGCCAGGCTCAGAGCGCATTAAGAAATACCGCGAGAAAATGTCAGCCGATGACAAAGACTTTGACGCTGCCAGACGCAGGCAGAAAAGACGGGTTGTGAAACGCGACCCACTTGTGGCCGCGTTTTTTGGGTCTTAGTTATGGTGCAACATAGTCGGGCAACATTCCACCGATCTGACCAGCACCGCGGCCTGCAACACCAGCAGCTCTTGCGCGAGACTCGTTCAGTTTCCTGACAATATCTGCCAGCTGGGTCAACTGCTGGGGATCACGCGAGAGCAAGATGCGGCCAATTTCATTTCGCACGGCCTCTGGGGTCTGAGTCTGACGGGCCAGATTAGTGGCTGCCGTGACAATGGCCATTGGGCTTCCAGAAGCCGCTGCGCCAGCTGTCTGGGCCAATGGTGCAATATCAAGATCAGCCTGTCCGGCCAATCTAGCAGCAGTTTGTGAGCCACGGCCAGCAGATTCCAAACGCTTAAGCGCCTCTTCTCTATAAACGGCAGCAGAAAATGCTTTGTAGTCATTGCCAAATGCGGCCTTCAATCTGTCTTGCGTTGCAGGCTCTTTATAGAATTTGAGCAATGATGTTTGGCCAGCCTCTGTGCCAGTCTTTTGACGCAAAGCCTGCAAAACACCAATTCTGTATGCTTCAAGTTCAGACGGGTTTAAACCTTTGATAGCTTGCTGCGCATCAAGAATGTCACCTTGCATGACCTTTCGACCAATCTCGGCAGCATCCATCATTTGTGATGGTCCAGCATAAGTCTTCATGGCCAAACCATAAGCAGACTGGCCACCAATCTTGGGTGATTTATTGACAAGCAAATTGGTCAAATCAACGCGAATTTTGTCAGTTGCCAATGCGTCATTGTTATTGCCTGTTCTTCTTAAGGCTTGCGCTGAGTCATACAAAGTCTGCTTCAGAGTATCCAAAACATTCATTGGCACTTGTTCGCCATACTTTAAGGCTGACAGATCAATGTCTAGGCCAGTTTGCTTTCTATAAAGGTTTTCAGCATCGCGCTGCATATTGCCTGACTTTTTAAGCAAATTGATCAAGTTGTTATCGACAGATAAATTAGCAGCATCAACCACAGCATAGTAAGGGCGTGATTCTTGATAGCGCTTGTTTGCAAAGTTCTCAATGCTTTGCATAAACTGAGCGCCACCAGTGCCAAGGGTTTCATCAGACGCTTCCATCAATCGGCCAGCACGGCCTACTTGGCGCTCACGAATAGCACGTTCTGTAGCACTTGCCGTTGTGCCAGGCAATGTGGCCTGCACATCGAGCAAATTGCGTGTAGACGGGCCACCCACATCAGCAATGCGAGCCTCTGGGCCTAATTTCAAGAGTCTGGCCTGCGCTCTGGTCAATGCGTTTGCTCCTGTCAATGGCTCTGGCACATCACGAATCAAAGCCTCTGCCACCTTTTGCTGGGCATAAGTGCCAGCAGCTGTGGGAGACATACGCGCCATGGCCTGACGACCACCAGCACCAAGAATGCCCATCACTGGCTGAGTGGTAACACCTAGGCCGCCACTGATCAATGCGCTTTTGCCCGCCTCTTTCAGCATCTCTATTGCGTCATCTTCGTATGAGCCGCCAAGACCGCTGACAAATCCATAGCCAGCGCCAGAGCCACCAGCTTGTGCCATGCGCTGGCCCATGCCCATGACTTGGCCAGCACCAGGCGCAGCAGTCATGTATCTGCCTGCCGCTTGAATTGAGGGTGCAATGCTTGGCGCGACTCGTTGAATTGCAGGCAACGTAGCACCGCCAACATTCCTGACGACAGTGCTTGGCAGTCCGCCAACCACCATGGGCAGACTGGCCACCAGTTGGCCACCAGCGGCCTTGTATGGTGATTCTTGCTGATAGGACTCGGCAGCACCGCGCATGATGTCACGGCCCTGCGCGTAGGCTTCAGACAATGGAATGCCTTGCTCAAGCGCTGCAAATGGAGCGCCAACTGCACCCACAATTCTAGGGAATGTGTTGAATGTTGGGCCTTGCATGGCGCTGACAAAACCGCGAAAACTTTCTGGCAGTTCTGTGCCTTCTCGGTAGGCCGGAGACTGTCCCAAGAATTTTAGGATTTCCCCTGGCTTATATTGATTCTCAAGCGCGGCTGTGACTTGTGGTCCAACATCTGGCAGTTGAGCCAAAAACTGAATGATCTGGTCATCCTTATAGCCAGCCTTTTGAGCTTCTTTGATTTTCTCTTTAATGCCATCCATGATCAGCCTCCTGGTACACCAAAGATATTACTAAGGGATGGTCTTGCTGCACCACCACCGCCACCGCTTGGTAATGCACCAGGTCTTGTTCGCATGACTGACGGGATAGTGGCTGGAGCGCCAAGGGCTGTATCAAGGTTTTTGAAACCATAAGCATCACCAAATCCTCGATACTCATTGCGCTTCTTGTTGTACGCATCGCCAGCGGCTGCATACAGTTCGTTGGCCAAAGCCTTAAAGTCATCGCGCTGAGTCGGTGTGAGCTTTTGGCCACTTAGCATATTGCTGAAATAATTGTTCAATCGATCCATACGGCCAGAAGCGGCCATGGCAATTGCCAATTCAGACTCACGCACCACAGAGCCAGGGTCTAGCAATTTCATAATCTTGGTAGCACCAGCCACATCACCAATTGGTGTGCCTGCACTCAATGATGAAACCACCTGACCAAATGCAGACTGCATATCGCTGTAGTCTTTGTAGATTGGCTCTGCTTTAAATGCCTTGCCAAGACTCATCTCATTTTCAAACCCTTTTTGGCCACTAGTCATGTCCACTGGGACTTTGACATTGACATTGGTTGCACCAGAGCGCCTCAGTTGCATAATGTTTTCAAGAGTTACAGGCATTCCTGCCTCTCTAAGCAAACGCGACTCGGCTGGTGATGGCTCTGGCTTGTCTAGTTGACGTAAGCCTTCTAGTGTCACGGGCAGACCCAATGCCCTTAAAGTCTTGATATTCTCTGGAGTGGCCTCTGGCTTCATGGCCTCTAGTAAATACTGAGTGCCTTTCTCTCGGCCAAGACCGCCAATCAAGGCACGTTGCTGTGAACTCAAGTTGGCCAATGGATTGGCTGCCGTAGGTGCAGGCGCTGTTGGCATTGTCTCCGACATAAATCTCTCAATCGGTGGCACTGCCTCGCCCGTCAATGGTTGCATCGGTGCAGGCGCAGCGGCTTCTGGTGGTTGCAACATCTTTAAAAAATTAGCCTCAGATGCAGCTGCACGTTGGCTTTCTTTTATCTTTTCACCCAAAAGCAAATCTTGCAGTGAGCCAGCACGGGCTTGTTGATAACCTTGCTGACCAGCCTGCAAAGCCGATCCAAGTGCTTGGCCCAAACTGATTGGCGTTGTGCTTCGGCCACTGGCCTGCAATAGTGCAGCAGCCGCTGAAAGTGTCGCATTACGGCCAAGCAGTTTGCGCTGGTCTTCTGTCAACAATGCATCAAGTCCTGATGGAGTGCCACCAAGACCGCCACCACCAAATAAATTGCCTAAATTTGCAAAATCAAAATTAGCCATTTTTTACCCCTTAACCAAGTGCGCCAAGAATTCCACCAGCAATTGCGCCATAAGGGCCGCCTATTTGCGCCCCAGCCGCCGCACCACCAAGAATACCCGCACCCACATTTCTTGTGTATGGAGTCGTTGCCACCATGCCAAGATTGGCAGGCTGCGCACCGAGTGAAGACTGGACCACACCCAGACGCTGCAAACCAATATTTCGGATTGCATCCATTTGTTGCTGGTCCAAAGCCTGACGCGCACCGCCAGCGGCCATGACCGCTTGAGCGCCACCAAGACGCAATGCTTGTTGTTGAGCAGCCAAATTACCTAGCTGGCTTGCACCGCCTAGCCTTAATTGCGCACCTTGCAAGCCTGCTTGCTGATTGGCAATGTCGGCTGCTGATCTGCGCGCAATGTCTGCCTGCTGCATGGCCATCGCCTGGTTAAATGCCTGCTCGTTTAAAGTTGTTCCAAGTGTGGCGGCCTGCTTGGCAAACCCTTGGTTAGTCAGAGCCTCGGCCACACCTTGGCGTGATCCACCAAATGCACGGGCTTGCGTGGCACGTTCACCAGTTTGCTGAATGGCAGCGCGTCTTGCAGATTCCAGATCAGCCAATGCATTGGTGCGCACAGCTGATGTATATGGATTCATGTAAGAGCCAATTGAGCCTGGTCCAGTCAATCCCAAATTAGTCTGCTGCGCTGAAATCTGTGCAGGCTGATAAACACCGCCATAAGCGGCCATTTGAGCCGCCAAGTCTGTGCCACTGATGCCTGGGCCAGCGAGGCCCGTGTTGACCAGAGCCTCCTCGCCTGCCTGGTACATCGGGTTATAGCCAGCAAACTGCTGGACAGGCAATGCACCAGCGACCCCTTGGGCCTGCTGAAAGTTGGCCAAGAATGCTTCTTTGATTTGGGGATCAATGGAGCTTGTTGACGTTGTTGTTCCACCTTTTGACATATTGCCACCTTATCCGAGTAAAGATTTCATTTTCTTGGCAGGCACTTTGCCTTCGTTGATCATGTCCAAAAGTCCACGGCCATACTTGTTGACTGAAGACTTCTTGATCACATATTCGCCAAGATCAAGATTGACAGCGCCATCATCTGGACCAGGAGGGTTTGCACCAAACATCACGCCACCATGGACCATGCCACCTTGAGCCATGCCTGTTGATTCTTGCTGAGTGTTTTGCGCTGCCGTTGCCGCTGCCTGCTCTGCCGTTGTATTGGCCAAATTAGCAGCTGCGATCTGGTCATACAGACCAGGGTTATAGCCACCCATTGCTTGGCCTGCCACCACATTGGCGTATGGATTGCCAACTGGTCGCATCTGGCCCATGACTTGGGCGTATGGAGAACCAGCGCCACCGACCACATTGGGGTTGTATTGAGCGCCAATTGGGATTGACTGGTAATTAGCAAAGTTCTGGGCAAAGCCTTGGGTGGCATTGGCAAATGGAGTTGTGCCAGTGATGCCCATGTTGCCAGTTGGGCCAAGCAAGCCGCCAGTGCCACCAGTCACGCCACCAGTGCCACCAGTCACGCCACCAGTGCCACCAGTCACACCACCAGTCACGTTAGTGCCAGTTCCTGTGCCACCAGTCTTTTGCAGTGCAGCCAAACGCGCTAATTCAGCCAAACGGGCTGCTTCAGCATTGCGTTGCTGCAAAAGTAAAGCCGCTTCATTTTGTCTGCGGACCAAATCAAGCTGGGCCGCATTAGCAGCTGCCAATTGAGCCGCAGTCAAAGTGCCAGCAGAAGTTCTAGCCTCTAAATTTCTAGCATCAATCAATGCTTGGCTGGCAGTTTTGTCTCTGGCTGTACGCGCTGCAAGTTCTGCATCAGCCGCGGCATTGGCAATCAATTCTGCTTCAGTTGTTGGCACTGCCGTCGTGTATTGAGACGCGACACTTTGAGTGGTCACACCAGTAGCACGGGCCACATCGGCTGGAGAAATGCCAAGTCGGTCCATTTCTATGCGCAACATGGCATTGCTAGTGCCTTTTTGCTGCGCATCAAGCACAGCATTAAAAATGTTTCGGTCAAATTCGGCCTGCGTCATGCCGTTGGCCAATGCCCAATTGAGTGCTTCTGATGCCATATTTATTCCCCTAAAGTTCCTTTGCCATTACAGACCATTGTGGGCTGTAACCTTCGTCTTTCAAAAATGTCTTTGCCCAGCCTCTTCGGCCTGCCAAAGTCACCCTGGTGCAACCAACTGATTTGCCCCAGGATTCGATCAATGGTCTCATCCTTGAGAGTTCATCTAGGTCGCCACCAGCCAGAAAATAATGCAAATTCTTTAGCCTGGGATAGACAATGATCTCTGTCAATACCACCGAGTCCTTGGCCGGCCACAACTGTAATCTGTGATCCTCAACCATCTCAGCGACATCGTCAAAATTATGTGTGCCTCCGGAGTATTCTAATGCCGCCTCCACATGATGGCGCAGTCTTTCCAAATGCTCTTTATCACTCATCGCTTACCAGCTGGCACAGCGTCAAGCCTCATCACGCCAATGCGCCAGTCGGCCAAAGTGTTGCCAGTCACCTTCATATTGACTTGACGGCCAGAAAACCGGACTGAAGTCGGGTTGGCTGCCGTATATGGTCCAAATGACGATTGTGTGCCTGTCGGGTAATTGCGGGTTTTGAATGAAACCACCGCCTCACCTAGCGTTTGCTCATCTGGGACAACTTGGCGCACAGACATGATGTTGTCGCCATTGCCCAATTGGACTGGTCCAGACTCAGCGTAAAGGCTGGCGCTGTCATAGTTAAACCCGACCTCATGCTCGTAGATATAGCCAGTGCTTGAGACCATCAAAGGGTATGTGTAAACACCAGCGTCAACCCCAGCAGTTCGGGCCAATGTGCCAATGTTCCAGTGGTTTTCGCGGTAGTTGAAAGTGACATAGCTGTCATTCTCATTGCTGGCTGCACTTGGGTAAAACCACCAGATTTCACCAAATTTACTGACATGGACCGCATAAATCTTAGATGCCTGGGCAAAGTTGATATTGGCAAAAATGTAATCTGACACATCACTTGGCAGTGGTTTGACATAGCCGTCATATATCCAGAAGCCAGAATTGCTCATCCAAATGGCAGCAGTGTCAATGGCCGCCACAGCCTGGGCCGAAATGAGGCCGCACCCACTTGCCGCCTTCTCAAAGCCATAAACAAATGGAGCGCCAACATACTGGGCCGTGTGGACATCCACATCGGTAAACAGTAGATTGACACCCTTGACCCGCTTGCCAGCGATCAATGTGCCAGGGCTGGCCAAGTCATAGTCGCCTGCAAGGTTGTCGCCTGCTGGTGTCCAAAGGGTATTGTTTTCTTGGTCGCACCACTGCACCTTGCGTGGGTTTCCACCAGCGCCAAGGGCAAAGATAATGCGCTCTTGGGTGACTAAAACCGCCTTGTTATTGACTGGCGCATTGGCAATGGCCGCTGCCAATGTGGGTGTTGAAAAACCTAATTGCCACTCATAGAGCTTGCCATCGGTGCTAGAGCAAGCAATCAAATACTCGCCCCATGTATCGAGTGACCAGGTGGTGGCTGCAATGGGTGTCCCAGTGTCAGGCCGTGCCACGCCATAGGCAAATGTGCCATAGGTGCTGTAACCATAGCCTGTCAGCACTGTGGAGCTAGCGTAACCGCTTGTGAAGCCTGTGGGCGTAATGTCTTTGAGTGTCCCAGCCTCATTCATGGCATAGAGCTTGGAATGTGTTCCAGCGCCAATGTATCGGTTGCCACTGTTATCGCGCCAAGTGATGATGCCTCGACATGAGCCAGACATCTGTGAGCTTGACCTGGTGCGCCATCCATTGATGGGGCGCAGTGTCCCTTCATACCAGCGCACTAGGTTTGCGTCATACCAGCGGCCTGCTGCCTGGTATTCAGTACCATTTCGGAAAACACCTGGAGGTAATTTAAGAGGTATGTACATGATGACAATTATGTAATGTTAGACACAAAGCTCATCGTGACGATGGCCGATGGCACTGCTGGTCGTGTTGGGCTGGTGCTAGTGCTGAAATGTTCCAAACTTACAGCAGTGCTTGTGGTACGCCACATTATCTCAATATAGTCTGCGCTGTCCATACTTACAAAGAAGTTCATGGCTGCAATCAAATGGCTTGGGTCGCCTGCCGATTTTCTTTGTGACAAGTGAAATCTGCTATTTGAATTATCAATGTTTGTCCCATTCTTGCGAAACCAGATGTCAACATCCTGACCATCATTGCTGGTGTTCTTAAACTGAATGGAAAACTGCAAGTTCCAGATTCCGGCATCGGCCACAGTGATCCGAGAGTTACTGGCTATTGTCACGCCATTGGAAAAGTCTGTGGTGTTAAATGTGACTGCATAGGCCGCTGTGGTGCTGGCCGCAGTCTGGTCTGTCGAATCTTGGAAAGCCCCATGGGGGTTATTCATAAACCGACCGCCCCTTGGCCCAAACAAAGAACCAAGCACAAATGACAGTTTCTTAAAGTAAACAGTCAATGCACCATTGTTTTCATTGAAATGCCTGCGCTCATAGGTCTCGGTCGGATAACCGAGTCCTGGTGGAGCTGGATTCTCAAGTTGTTGTGTTTGGCTGGCCATGGGCTAATTATGTCAGGACAGACAGCGCATGGTTGATGTGTTTGATCCGATCATCCAGACCAATAAAGCCGCCATTGATCTTCTTGGTTAAGGTTTTATAGTCTTGGGAGTCCGCATACTGGTTGAGCTTGTGGGTGTCCCAAAACCAACCCGCAGTCAGGGCAGCATACTGAGGTGTAGCCACAAGATCGGGGTTTGCCCAGAAGTCAACACCCAAGGCCTTGCCAGCGTGAAAATACGAGCTAGAGCCTGTCAATTGGATGCAACCCCTGCCGCGAAAACGATACCCATCCCCAGAGGCTTCATCTCGGTTGCCCATCCGATTTGCGTAAACAGTATTGGCAATGAGCTTTGGATTTCGCTGGCAGGCTTGGGCCTTTTCAGCATCAAAGCGCTTGGGCCATGTCTTCATCAGTCCGGCAGCAGAATATGACAGACCCTCTTGAAGTATTTTAAAATTGCCACACTCATGGCCACACTGACCAATAAAGGCAGCCTGGCGCAGGGGCGTTGAAATGTCAAAGCGCTGAAAAGTCTCATTAAGCGCATCGACCCACTCTGGGCCAATGTGCAGCCGTGCTAATTGCTCACTATTGACCATTGACTATGCTCCTCACTTCGTTGTAGGCGCTGACGCAGGCGTTGAGCTTGGTGATTGCTTTGTCTCCTTCGGCTGCGAGGTCGATAAGAGTTGCAATAGTCTGTCGCTCAAGTTCGCTTTCATCGGGCTGGCTGGGTTGTGGATTTCCAATGGTAATGGTGGCACTTGGACTGGCTTGTGGACAACTTGGGGCTGGGAGGCGCAGCCGGCCAGTCCTAGCAAGCTCATGCATAGCAGACTGTTTTTTCTTGACATCATCTTGGGCCTTTCTGAGTTTCGTTTCCTGGTCAATCAACTTAGTGCCAAGCTCTGCCTCTTTGGCTCTGGCCTCATCGTTCTTTTTGGCAATGGCAATCTTCATGTCATTGTCTCGCTCTAGCCACCCGTAGTGGTGGCCCACTCGGTATGTACCGAATAATGAGACCAAGACGCCAACAATGAGCCAGGGTAAGGGTATTGGTAACATCAATCAGTCTCCTGTCTGGCCGCTGCCAATTGCTCGCGCTCATGGTCATCCTCAAGATGCTCTGGTGGCGTTGTGGGTGGTGGGCCAGGGGTCCAAGACTCGTCAAGCTCTGGGTTGGTCCACTTGGGCATTGCACCAAATGGCTGATTGGGGATGCCATTGGTGCTTGCGTTAAAGCCGTGATTGTTGCTGTAGCCATACTGGCCGTAGCCTTGCATTGGCTGACACATCGGCTGCATGGATTGTTGGCCACCAAAAGCCTTGGCGGCAGTCCCCACAGCCTTCTTACCCATAACCGCGCCAATGCCACCCACAATCAATAGAACGATATCGTTCAGCATCTTTGTATATGCCTGGTCAATGGGGGCCATTGATTTGATGGGCTGGGTGACAAAGGTCACTGAGTACAAAAGCGCCACCACAATGAAGCAGAGAATGCAAGTCACCGCAATGACCACAAAGCCCCAGACCCTGACCTCGATCTCTTCAGTTGTTAGGTTTAACTTCATCAACTTTTTTCTCCAGTATGGGTGCGACCAGATACTCTGGACATTGCTGAGTGAATAGACACTTTGGCTTCTGGCACTCTGGCGCATGGAAATGGTCAGGATTCTGGCACTTGTACCTGTAGCGATCTTCGCAGCCAGTCAGCAGTAAAAGAAGCAATAGATATCTCATTTGCCTAATCCTATTCTACCCAGCAGTAAATTAACGATCCGGTCCGACAAGTCATCCGGCAAAAATTTGAGAAAGCCAAGGGCATATAAAGCCACACACCCGTAAACGAATATCTTGAGGCATAGGTCAAAGGTCTTTTGATACTCATTCACCGACCACACCTTCTTGTTGTGGCACAGAATTCCATCAGCTCATTGACTCCAATGAACACCAAAAACAGAACAAAAGCCACACCGCCAATGATCATGGCAATTTCATTCATTTCATCTTCTTTGGCTTTGGCTTCTTTTTCTGCCTTTTTTAAAGCGCTCAATTCTTTGGCATCAGCAAGGTCCATTTCAGCCTGGCGCGCCTTGATTTTGTTCCAGACATCGATCTTGCCGGTCTGCATAAAGAGCATTTTCAGCTCTTCCTCAAAGGCTCTGGCCTGCTCTAGGGCCATCTCAATCTGCAAAGCTGTCCCCATGTTTGAGCCTTTGCCAGACTGCTTGGCTTGAAGCATGGCCTTGGTAGCAGTTGACTTGGCATCGAAAAGTTTGCCAATCATGGGCGCAAGTGAGCCTAAGTCATTGGCAACATTTGCTGCCTTTTTGACCATTGAGATGGCTGACTGGATACCCGCTAAAGCGGTCATTGGATCGATGGGAATCATTTCTTTTCTACCTTTTTCCATTCAAGGCAAACAACCCTTCGATTGTAAACATCACCGGTCCATGTCCACCTGATGCATCGATATTCGGCAGCTGCTAATAAGACTAGAGCATAGATCACGGCCACATCAAAATGATGACAAAACTGCCCCAAATGACAAAGACAGTTATGCATACCGCAGCAATGATTGCCACGGCCCAGTCTTTCATAGCCCGAAAATCTTCTTGACGAATTCGGCAGCCACACCTGGTCCAAACAACACGGCAATGATTACCGCATAGAGAAGATATTCAATCTTCGTCATGCGCTTGTCCCCATCGCGCAATGACTTGTCTATGTTGTTGTATCTCTCTAAGCAGATTGCTTCATGCACGGCAAGCCTTTTGTCAACATCGGCATCCATGATTCATTAAGGCGCATCAGGCCATGTGATGGTCCAAGGGAATCCAGACTGGGCAGTTACATCACGCAGCGCCTGGCGATAAGTTGCCCAGGCTGCATCCAATGTTGTTGCAGTCTCAGCAGCCTTGATGACGCGCCAGTCGCATTCGGCCAGCTTGGTGTCGCGTGTGGTGCGCACAGATTTGGCTTGCTCGACATCTTTGGCAGCTTTGTAAGCAGCCTCATGTTCGGCAGCAGTCTTGGCTGGCTCTGTCTCAGTGGCAGCTGTATCGGTAAACACTGGTCCAAGGATGTGTTTTGTGTACCACTTGCCATCAATCTGCTCAACACCAGAGGCTTGAGAGTATTGGTAAACATTACCACCTGTTGCTTGTGGGCCTTCAAAGACTACATCAGCACCCAAAGCCTCTAAGACTTCAGTTGTTGTTATGTCCCATGATGGGCCACCATTGGCTTTTGTGTATGCACGAAATTCACTTTCGTACATGACTTGTCCTGATTGTGTTCTGATTTGCATTTTAATTACCTCAAGCAATTGCTAAAAATATGTAGGTTGCGCCATTGGTATTGGCGTTAGAGCCAGACACCTCGTTAACAACAAAGCCTGTGCTATCTGTGTCTAGCCAATCTTCGCCAGTGACTTCTGCATTTGTATTATTTAATTCAAGGTAGGGGTCATTTCCAGAAACAATCCCTCGTGCTGAATCTGACACCATCCAATCACCAGTTGAGTCTGTGCGCTTGATAAGCACAAATCTTGCCCCACCAGTAAAGCCACAGTTAATTGTTTGGCTAGAGCCATTGCCTGTGTATGTGCCTACTTTGGAAACACCTGCACAAGTGGCAAATAGGTAGGCAACATAGGTTGAGCCAGAAAAGTTAACTGCACTTTCTGTATTAACAGTAAAAACGGTGCTAGTTGGAGAAGTGCTATTCCAAGCCGCATTATCTGCGGTGCTTTCTATTGTTGAATTTAGCGCCAAAACATTTGCTGCGCCAATAGTGCTGTTATATACGTACCAACTGTTTGATGCACTTCTTCTTTTGACAATTATTAACTCAGGCACTGCTGCCAAGTTATGAGTCAAAGTTCGTAAACTTCCCGTCCCTGTATAGCAAACCTCATCAAAGAAGCTAGGGGCACGTTTGAAGAACCAGTTAATGTAGGATGCAGTGTTTGCGTTTATATATTGAGCAGTATTGTCTGTCCCAAGTCGAACACCATCCATGGCATCAAATCCAGTTAGCGCATCTGTAAATGTTTCTTCTGCGCTAGTCCCTGTCTGCCTGAGTAGAAGTGTTGCCCCTCGCAGTCTGTCCCACGATGTTGAAAAATTAGCAGCTCGGTCTTTTATCCAAGCCAAATCAGGTGCAAACCCTACACCAGTCACAGTAGCAGTTGCACCAGTACCAGTTCTAGTCAAAGGCGCAAACACCTTAGTCGCATCCGTAGGCACTTTCATCGGGCCTCTGCGAATGGCTATGTAGATGAATGTTTGACCAGAACCATAATTAAATTGAAAGCCAGTGCTTGTTAAGCCAGTTGTGCTACCTCCAATATCCTCGGCTGCCGATGTATTTGCTCTTAAATAGTTAAGTCCTGAAAAGTTAACAGTCCAACCCCTCATAGTGTCAAACATATACCAATCATCTGCGTTTGTTGCAGACTTAATAAGTAGCCACTGCGGTTCATAACCAAGATTAACAGTTGCTGGACTGCCGCCAGTAAAAGACCCACACGAAATCACATTGTCTGTACCAGTTAGGCCAAAGCCTCCTGCGTCATGGGCGAATAGGTAGGCTACGTATGTTCTACCAGAAAGATTTGAAAGACTCCCACCTTTAACAGTAAAGGTTGTTGATGTGGGTGCAATGTATGATGTTCCATTTCCCCAAACATCTTCACCACTAGTAAACCAAGCTGTTGTGTCATTTAAATAGCCGTAGCCGTTACCGCTGTTAAAACCACGACTCCAACATACCCATTGAGCCGCATCGCTAGTGGATTTAACAATAATAAAGCCAGGCGTTGAGTCAAGACTGTGTGAAATAGCTCGACCATTAGTGCCATCACCCGTATAAGTCACAATATCAAAAAACTTTGGTTGCTTGCGGAATGTCCATGTAGCATACGTTCTAGGAGAAACAGAAAGACTAGCCCCAACAGAAAAGCCAGTTGTGCTTAGAGAAGTTACATAATCTGTCTCTGTGGTTTCGGCATCAGTTGTATTTGTTCGCAAAACCTTAGTGATGCCCCTTGCCGTGTCTTGCACTAAATTTGAGCTAACATTTGACCTAGATTTCCACCAAATCATTCCGCCTTTAGTGGACAAATCAATTCCGTTGTTGATGGTTACAGCCGCATCTGTGCCTGTGTAAAGTGTCGTACTGAACACATCCTCTATGTAGTTAACCACAACAGGAACACCACCACCAAAGGCATCGTAACTAGCCGCACCAGAAGTTGCTTGTAATGGCATGGTTTAAGCCTTAAATTGTGTGTTGCTTGCCAAGACTGTAAAAGTCGCACTACCTGTCTTGATGATGAGATAGCGATAGCTATCAATTCCACTTGCATTACCCGCAGTAGGCGCACCACCTAAC